ATCAAGCCCGCTCAGGTCAACGCCGCCTGTATAATCGACGTTCGGGTCCAACTGGAATTCTTGGTTAGGGTCATACATGCCCGTCTCGTCAACGCGAACGCTGTCGTCGACGTAGTTAGAGTCGCCACCCGTAAAAGTACCGGTAAAACCGCCCCCGTATGTGGAGTAATCACCTGTAGGAAGCCCATTCTCGTCGTAGGTAAATCCGTAGTTGCCAGTGACGGTAGGGTCGCCAAAAACCTCAGTACCGTTACCATCGTAGCCAGTAATGACGTCAACCTCGCGCCCATCACGTCCACCGCGAGAGCCGGGTCCAGTCCCCGTCACAGTGGTCCCAGTTCCAGTTCCAGTCCCAGTCCCAGTCCTAGTCCCAGTCCCAGTTCCAGTTCCAGTTCCAGTTCCAGTGGTCTTAGTTCCCTTAGCTGCGGCATCAGCGTCAGCTTTAGCTTTAGCGGCAGCAGCTGCGGCGGCCTTATCGGCGGCAGCCTTAGCGTTAGAAGCGTCAACAGTTTGTTTTTCCGTTTTAAACGGCTCAAACGTCATAGGCCCAGCGGTCTGGGCACGCTCCATAGACTGCATGTACTTCTGTGCTGGAGGCATCAGTAGCTGAGCTAGACCAGCACCGCTGGGTCCTTGAGGTGCAGCACCAAACGTCTGCACTTGCGACGGAGCGAAGATACCTGCTGCAGGGCCAGCTTGAAGCGCACTGAACTGGGCTGGGTTCACAGCGGCCTGAGGAGCAGCCTGAGGCATATACCCCGGCTCGATACCGCCAGTTATCTGGCTAAAGACAGGGCCAGCACTACCGCCGTCAGCGAAGCCCTCAGGCATCTCACCCGTCGAGGTCAGATAGCCGGGGAAAGGGTTGGTGTCCTCAAAATAGCTGAACTCACGGTCAGTAGGCGTGCTCGTAGGGAACCGCACCTTACGGTCCTGAGGCTTGTATGGACCTTCGTACTTGTACTTGCTCTCAGGGGGTTTGTAGGCCTCGTACTCAGGTTGCATGGCTGAGAGCACGGGGTTGGCCACACCCATAGCTGCGAGGCCAGTCTTCATCAGAGAGGGGGTCGTCGCGGTGTTTGCAAGGTTCGCACCCGCAGCATTAGAAAACCTTTGCCCGAAGGCACCCGCCTTAGCTCCGAGTTCAGCGCCGAGCGTTTGAGTTAGCATGTTGGGTGCGACGGCAGGGGCAAAAGTAGTAGCGGCGGCGGGGAGAGTCCCTTGGGTCATCGTGCTAAGCGCTTGAGCTGCAGTAGGGTTCATAGCGGCGGCAGTTTGAGCAGCCGTCTGAGCAGCAGGATATGCCGCCCCACTCATGGTGTTGGCGATAGCATTACCCGCAGCTGTACCCGAGCTGATAGTTGGCACACCCGCACCCACACCCTGCGTCATCGTGTTGAGAGCAGCGGAGGGGGTAGCACCCACCGCACCAGCGCTTGCACCGATCCCAAGACCACCAGCCAGCGAAGCGCCACCGAACGCGCCAAGGCCAGCCATCAGACCTTGTTTCAGGTCGCCTGTGACTGCTGTGGTACCTAGACCCGTGATGCCTGCAGCCATGAGAGGGCCGACGCCGGGGATGAAGCTCAGACCCACGCCGAGGAGCGTAGGCAAGATACTCTCAAGGAAGCCCGCCTCAGGGAGGCCTGTGTCAGGATTGATCGTCAAAGAGCCGCCATGGGCTCGCGCTAGGGCCTGCAGGCCACCAACCTCACCGGGGGTCATGTGGACGAGCTGAGTATCGTTGTTACGCCCGAAGTTCTGTAGCTGTTGCGCCATAGGCGACACAGCATTTGCCATGGGGGCATCCGGGTTGGATTTGTTACCATAAGCCATGGTATTAGGGTTAGGAGACCCAAAGGTGGCCGCGTTTGGATTACCATTCATAGCGAACGATCCTTAGGGTGAGAATTATACCGACGTTATAGTTTGCCAAGCGCTACCAGAATAGACACAAAGTTTGCCTAATGTCGTGTCGAAAACCACCCAACCCGCAGCGGGGGTAAGCGCGGTCTTCTCCACGGTCGTTACGTTCTTAGTCGCGAGTATACCATTGAACGTGTCCGCCGTGTACTTCTGTGCATTGTTAGGGGTACGGGAGTCCAACTGAGAGAAATAGGCCTCGATCACGCGGATGAGCTGCCGCACGTACTGGGGGTCATAGTCCAGCGGCGGATTGGGTAGGGGTGAGGCACGGAACCTATCGAGGGCCACTAGCGGCGACCATCTTGTTTGATGTCAAGTCGTGGTGTACCGACCTGCCACTGCGTCCCAAGGTTCTCAGACTGGATTTTAAAGGCCATCTGACGCGCACGGGTGCGCATGAAGACTTGATTGGTGTACTCGTCGACGTTGGCCGAGTTACCGACTACGGAGCTAGTCTCGGTCATATTCGAGTTATAGCTCTGGCCGGGGAAGTTCCGTGGGTAGATCGTGACCGTAGCAGTGGGTGAAGTGCCCCCAGTAGAACCATTAAAATTCACGTCTGGGATCAGGCGGTTGGACAGCATGAAGTTGTCGCCATCACCGATGTCGAAGTCGTTGGACAAAATAAAGGCTTCCATCGGTGCGCCGTCGTCGTCCACACCATTTTCATGGAAGTATATATAACCCTGTGCTGCACCTTCATTGGTATCAGCAGCAAGGGGGAACTGCTGCAAAGCGGAGTCTAACCAAGCTGTGCGCTCTATATCGCCATAGTACCAAATGCGATCAAGGTGATTGTAGACGACGTACTTATTGTTCCAGTTGGAGTCGGCGCTGGGGTAGAACCACCAAATTTCATTCCACTGCTCGTTGGTGCCGCATACGATCTGCCCATACTGGTTAAAGTTCAGGTTCTCGAACACGTGGTTTCGCAGCGAGCAAGCGAGCGTCTCCACGCGGCCCGTATAGGCGTAGAACTTGCCGTTACCCATCCAGTAGGTAATGTTGGCAGCCGAGCTACAGGCCCGAGGCGAGATGATGGAGATGTTGTCCGCGTACTCCTGCAGACCAAACACGTCAGTCGTGCCAAGGAACTGCAAGGTGAAGAGGTGCGTGTCTGTGAAGACAAGGATTTCCTGACGTGTGGCCAGCGCCCGCACGATGCGCGAACCTCGAGAGACCCGGATAAAGCCTGCAGAGTTAGTCACAGCAGGTGTCCACTCTCCCGGCGAGCCTTGGCTGCACCAACGGATAAGCAGAGGGTCAAAGTCGTTAGGGTCAACGCTACCGAAGGGCACCGCGCCAAAGGCAAGAACGTGGCGGTCCTGCTGCGAAACGAGCACCTGTGTGACCTTCACGGGTACCGCAGAGCTTGGATATCCTTCACTCGTTGCATAGGCAGCGAGGGTAATGGCGCGGGTAGCCAAGGACGTAGCGGGGTCCACCAGCACGCCTCGAACCCAGTAGTAAGGCACACCGTCGCGGATATTCATCACAAGGTCGTTGTCGAAGTTATCAAAAAACCAGTCCCGCTGCAGAGTAGCGTACGGCGCAGCGGCACCGGACCCCCAAGTCCTTCGACCCCAAGTACCCACACCCCAGCCATAGCCTTGTACAGAGACCGTGTTGCCGGGGGCGATTTCGAAGTCAATAAAGATAGCCGTGCCACCACCAGCGGCTACAGAGGATGTAGCGGCTGTAGCCACAACAAAAGAGAGCGATGTGCTGCCTACCGCTGTAACGATCTGATTAGCATTGATATCGCTATTAGGGATGCCGCCCACCGTGCCTGTCACGCCCCGCACAGTCACAAAGGACCCCACAACGCAGTTGGGGTTGGTAGCAGACCCTAGGTTCAGGGTTACCGTAGTTGAGCCATTAATCGTCTGGACGCAGTTATCGGTGATCGTGGAGCTCAGGGTAGGGTCTGTGGCTCGCAGCGGGGTGACATCATAGAACTCCCCACCCGCGTTGATGTAGAGCTTGTTGTCGGTTCCTAGGGCTAGGAAGTTATCTGCATAGGTCGTTACCCAATTCCAGAACTGGCGGCACACGCCATAAAACGACGTAGGGGCAGCTTTGGCCCAGCCCCCGATCTTTTGAGGGTACCCAGAAAGGAACCGAATACGGTTGCCGTCCCACCAACCACCCTCATTGGAGTAGTTGGTCTGGTCACGGTTCATACCCGGTTTGAACTGCAGCTTGATAAAAGCCATACCAGCGGTACCTTACGGAGCAGTGGGTGCCGGATCACCAGCAAGGATTTGCGCAGCGCGTTCAGGCGTGATGACGCCCTCTGTGGCTAGCATGTTAACCCCATTGATAACAGCCGTATCCGTCAGTTGCAAAGTCACAACCGCATCGATCATGTAATAATAGTAAGCCACCGACTCGTTGGTCACAGCCGCGTTTTGGACCGCAATGATCTCTTCCGGGGTAAACAGGAACAGGAACTGGAGGCGGGTGTATTCGGGCGCAGGAGGAGGCACAGGCTCAGGAGGAGGCGGTGCAGGAGGGCGCTCAGACAGGATCACCCAGCCGTCAGACTGAAGCTGCGCGACCTCTGTGCCCGTCAGAGCCGGAGGGACCAAGGGCGTTGAGTTAGGCGGGATCGGCCCATAAGGGTCAAACTCCACGGGGTTGGTGTAGATGGCTTGGCTGTCGTAGGCGTAATAGGTGAGCATGTTATGTCGCCTTTATGTAAGCGGTGGTGCCGGTGATGGTCTGTACGTTGGGGAGGACGAAGGACGTGGCGTTGACGGCGAAGGCAATGCTGGCTGCGGCGGTGCTGCTTTGAGCCACCGCAACAAAAACGCTACTACCAAAAGTTACAAATTCCCAAGCTGACGAGGATGGCAGTGTCCTAGCCGTCCAAGTAATGCCGTCAGGGGAGCTAGCCCCATTTGTAGACGGGCCGTTTGCCACAGCAAAAAAAGCGTTGTTACCATAGGTGACTGATTGCCAAGTTGCTGAAGTCGGCAGCGTTCTAGCCGTCCAATCAATCCCATTGGTAGAGGTGGCGGCAGTAGTAGACGGCCCCGTAGCCACAGCAACAAAAACACCGTTGCCGAAGGTAACGGCTGTCCATTGCGCTGAAGACGGCAGAGTTCTTGCTGTCCATGTGATGCCATCGGGTGAGGTGGCTGCAATGGTAGACGGCCCTGCGGCTACCGCCACAAAGACACCGTTGCCGAAGGTGACTGACAGCCAAGTTGACGCAGACGGAAGCGTCCCCGCAGTCCAATTAATGCCATCGGGTGAGGAGGCAGCGGCTGTAGAGCCATTTGCCACCGCAACAAAAAGCCCATTGCCAAAGGTAACATGACGCCAATTTACCGACGATGGCATCGTTCTTGAGGTCCAAGTGATCCCGTCGGGGGAGGTTGCCGCTACAGTTGTAGGCCCCCCGGCAACGGCGACAAATACCCCATTGCCAAAGGTAACTGAGGACCAACTTCGCGAAGATGGAAGCGTCCTAGCGGTCCATGTAATGCCATCGGGGGAGGTGGCTGCTACGGTTGAAGGATTTCCGGCAATTACAACAAAAACGCCATTACCAAAATCACCGCCGGTCCAACTTGACGAAGACGGCAAAGTCCTAGCCGTCGCCGCATACGTCACAGGCGTAATCACCGGCACAATCAAAGCCCCCAGCTCCGTATAGCTAGAAACCAGATAGCTGCTCGTGTAGCTGTCTAAGGGTAGGTACGACGGAGCCGACAGGGCATAGAGCGAGTAGGTGTAGTCCCCGACATTCAGGCCGGTGGTGCCGAAGTTGACCGTGTTTGCGATGTTACTAGCCATTAGGTCGCCTTAACATATGCAGTGGTGCCAGCCTTGGGCGCTACGACGGGGAGGACGAAGGACGTGGCGTTGACGGCGTAGTCGATTGTGGCTGCGGCTGTAGAGGTAGCCCCAACAACGGCCACAAACTTCCCCCCACCGAAAGTTAAACCCCTCCAATTTGACGACGACGGAAGCGTTCGCGCTGTCCATGTGATGCCGTCAGGAGAGGTAGCGGCAGAAGTTCCGTTGTTTACGACAATTAAGAAACTATTGTTTCCATAGGTAGCATAAGTCCAGTTTGCCGACGAGGGTAAGGTTCTCGTTGTCCAATCAATTCCGTTGGTAGACGTTGCGGCAATGGTGCCACCGTTAGCGATGGCAACAAAAACGCCATTGCCAAAAGCAATAGATTGCCAAGTGGTGCTTGTTGGCATTGTTCTGGCTGTCCATGTAATGCCATCTGGAGATGTAGCTGCGGTAGTTGTGCTAGTGGCTATGGCAACAAACACACCGTTTCCGTAGACAACGTCAATCCAACCCACTGCCGATGGCATTGTTCTGGAAGTCCAAGTGATGCCGTCAGGAGATGTTGACGCGGTAGTCGAACTATCCGCTATTGCAACAAAAACGCCATTACCGAAGGTAACAGCAATCCAAAACGTCGAGGCCGAAATAGTTCTTGCTGTCCAAGTGATGCCATCGGGCGATGTCGCGGCGGCTGTGGAGCTATACGCAACCGCCACAAATACCCCGTTGCCAAAAGTAACGTCATACCATTGAGAAGAAGAAGGCATCGTGCGCTGCGTCCAAGTGATGCCATCAGGGGACGAAGCGGCGACAGTGGATGGTCCGGTGGCCACCGTAACAAAAACACCATTGCCATAGGCAGCACCCTGCCACTGTTGCGACGAAGGCAAAGTCCTAGCCGTCGCCGCATAGGTCACGGGCGTCAGCACAGGCACAATCAGCGCCCCCAGCGCCGGGTAAGACGACACGAGGTAAGACGCCGTGTAGCTATTGAGAGGCAGATATGACGGCGATGGCATGGCGTACTGAGAGTACATCCAGTCGCCCACAGACTGTGTGGTGGCCCCGAAGTTGACAAGCGATGATGCGTTTACGGCCATGCTCAAGTTGCCTTAACGTATGCAGTGGTGCCGGTGACGGGGGAGATTACGGGGAGAACAAAGTCGGTGGCGTTGACGGCAAAGGCAATGCTGGCTGCGGCAGTGGTGCTTTCAGCTATTGCTACAAAAACGCTACCCCCAAGGGCGACTGAAACCCAAGTTGACGAGGACGGTAAAGTTCTAGCCGTCCAAGTTATACCGTCAGGAGAGGTGGCGGCAGTAGTAGATGGCCCTGCGGCCACTGCCAAAAAGGAATTGTTGCCATAGGTGACCGAGGTCCAAGATGACGAAGAAGGTAGCGTTCTAGCTGTCCAGTCGATGCCGTTTGTAGAGGTGGCAGCAATAGTAGACGGCCCTCCGGCCACTGCAACAAAAACACCGTTACCAAAGGTAACTGAACGCCAACTTGACGAAGAAGGTAGCGTTCCAGCGGTCCAATTAAGGCCGTTCGAAGAGGTAGCGGCGGTGGTTCCCGATGAGATGACCGCTACAAAGACGCCGTTTCCAAAAGTGATTGAACGCCAAGACGTTGAAGACGGCAGTGTTCCAGCCGTCCAAGTTATACCATCGGGTGAAGAGGCTACGCCCGCAACGCCGGAATTGGAGGCTATTGCAACAAAAACGCCATTACCAAAGGTGACTGAACGCCAATCTGCCGAAGACGGTAGTGTTCTTGCGGTCCAAGTTATACCGTCAGGGGAGGTGGCGGCAGCAGTAGAAGCAACACCAGAAACCGCAACAAAAACACCGTTGGCAAAAGTGACTGCACGCCAAACTTGAGAAGATGGCAGAGTTCTTGCGGTCCACGTTACGCCGTCTGAAGAAGTTGCTGCGGTAGTAGACGGCCCTTCAGCCACGGCTACAAAAACACTATTGCCATAGGCAACTGAGGTCCACACTGCTGAAGACGGCAAAGTCCGCGCCGTAGCTGCATAAGTCACCGGAGTGATCACCGGCACCACCAGCGCACCCAGCGCCGTATAGGTCGATACCAAATACCGATTGACGTAGCTATCCGCAGGCAAAAAGCTAGGAGCTGACCGGGTTCCAATCGCGTAGATGAACTCTCCCACGGCTGGGCCTGTGGTGCCGAAGTTGACGAGGCTCGATGCGTTGGTGGCCATGATCAGGTCGCCTTAACGTAGGCCGTGGTGCCGAAGCGAGCAGGCACGACGGGGAGCACGAAGGTGGTGGCGGTTACGGCGTAGTCGATTGTGGCAGCGTTAGTGTTTGTCGGGGTGTTTTCAACTATGACAAACTTCCCTGCGCCAGAAGCGACCGCAATCCACTGCGCGGTGGACGGCACCGATCTTAGCGTCCAAGTGACGCCGTCTGGTGATGTCGAGGCATCGCTGTTGCTTATCGCCAAAAAAGAGTTGTTGCCATAAGCTACGGCGTTCTTTGCCGCGCCAACATTTGTCCTAGCCGTCCAATCATATCCATTGGTGGACGAAGACGCCGCAGTTCCAGTATCGGCCACTGCCGAAAACACGCCGTTCCCAAAAGCAACCCCACTCCACGTGTTGCTTGCAATCGTTCCGGATGTCCAAGTAATGCCGTCAGCCGAGACAGCCGAATTGGTGTTGTTGTATGACAGCGTAACGAAGACCCCGTTGCCGTAAGCGATTGACTGCCAGTTTCTTGACAGCGGTAGTGTGCGGGCGGTCCAAGTGATGCCGTCAGGGCTAGACGCAGCCGCAGTTGAGGGGCCACGCGCTACGGCAACAAACAAGCCGTTGCCGTAAGTCACTGCCGCCCACTGCACCGAAGTGGGCAAAGTTCTAGCGGTCCAAGTGATGCCGTCAGTGGATGTGGCCGCGACAGTGGATGCTGCCCCAGAACCGCCTACGGCGACGAACACTCCATTTCCAAAAGTCACGGCAGACCAAGTTGCCGCCGATGGCAGGGTTCTGGCTGTCCAAGTAATGCCGTCTGTGGACGAAGCGGCTGACGTTGTGGAGGTGGCAATCGCCACAAAAACGCCATTGCCAAAAGCAACGGATCGCCAAACCTGAGAGCTAGGCAAAGTTCGAGCCGTAGCCGCATAAGTCACAGGCGCAACCACCGGACTAACAATCGCCGCCAAGGCCGGATAGACCGACACAAGATAGCTGCTGGTGTAGCTGTCTAAGGGTAGGTACGACGGTGCCGTCCGCGCATAGGCGGAGTACAGCCAGTCCCCAACCGCAAGGTCCGTGGTGCCGAAATTGAGAAGGGTGGAGGCATCAACCAATTCTTAGTCTCCACGTACCCGCGATGTACTCACACGTTATGCAGACGCCCTTGGTTGATACGGTCACGTCGTCAGACAACGTGTTGATCGTCGAGCCGTTGCGTAGAATGGTAAGGTTGTTGGTTGCAAAGCCGTTGACCGTATCGGTCGTGCCTGCGTCAAAGATTACAATCGGTTTATCGCCCGCAGCGGGGGTTGCTGGTAGGGTGATGGAGAACGCGCCTGTGGTGATGGTGTCGCAGGCCAGATAGTCACCGGCCACGGCTGTATAGTTAGCGGTCTTAGTTGAAGACACGCCAATACCAATAGCGCCTCGTGCTGCTGCAAGGGTCACTTGACCCGTACCGCCGTTGGTGGCAGCGAGGGTGCCTGCAAGTGTTACAGTGCCAGCGGTGGCCGTGTTAGGCGTAAGGCCTGTGGTGCCGCCGCTGAAGGTTGTAACGCCGCCCGCCGGAGCAGGTGCTGCGGTCCATGTCGTACCGTCAGAGGTAAGGATATTGCCGACCGTGCCGGGAGCCACAAATGACGGCGCAGAGGTACCGTTGCCGAGGATCACGTTATTGGCTGTTAGTGTCGCAAGCCCAGTACCGCCGTTGGCGACGTTAAGGGTGCCTCCGAGGGTAATAATACCTACTGAGGCTGTGTTAGGTGTAAGGCCTGTTGTGCCACCGCTAAAGGTCAAGACCGAGCCCGCTCCCGGTGCAGGAGCCATGACGAAGTTTGTTCCGTCAGAGGTAATGACGTAGCCGTTAGCGCCAACAGCCGTTAGCCCTGTGCCGCCCTGAGCAATGCTAAGAGCGGTGGTAAGGCCTGAGAGGGATGTGATGTCACTGTTAGCGCCCGAGGCCGCTGCGGACAGTGTTGTGCGCCCTGCTCCGGCATTTGCGGCAGTGAAGAGCGCTGTACCTACAGCCGTGCCACCTAAGTTCGTGAGGGCTACGGCACCCGTTGTAGCCCCTGTGCCGCCCTGTGCCACACTCAGAGCCGTGGTGAGACCTGTGAGCGAGGTAATGTCGCTGTTAGCGCCTGAGGCCGCTGCGCCCAAAGACGTTCTGGCATTAGGTGCAGTGGTTGCGGCTGTGCCGCCCTGCGCGATGCTAAGGGCCGTGGTGAGACCCGAGAGCGACGTAATGTCACTGTTAGCGCCCGAGGCAGCTGCGCTTAGAGATGCTCTAGCACCAGCAGCAGTTGTTGCACCCGTGCCACCCGAGGTGACAGCTAGTGCTGTTCCGAGGCTTAGACCAACAAGGTAGTTAATGGTGCTGACAACATCCGTGCCGTTGTTATAGACCCATAGGGTAGTGCCAGCAGGGACAGCGATACCCACGCCCGTGACGTTCTTAACTGTAATGGCGTCGGCGCAAGCATTGTTAACAATGTAAACTTTTTGAATGGTGGGAACTATCAGGTTTCTAGCCACGCCACCTGTGGTGCCAATCAGGTTTAGTCGTGCGCGTCGTGCAGACTGGGTTGCATTGGTGTTAGTCAAGGTCAGCGTTACGTCTGCACTGGCAAACGTAACATCGGCGGTCAGCGTGATTGCCTCCTCGAGCGCAGTGCCGAGGTTGGTGTTGGTAATGGTACCCCACGTGGTGTTGTTCTCACCCGTGGTCTGCAGCTCAATCTTTAGCTGACTATATGTACTTGCCATAACCGTTCCTTAAGATGGGGTTAGTACCCAAGTCACTGCATTCACAACCTGAACCCCTAAGATGCAGGCTTTTTAGGCCACGCATCGACGGTCAACCTATGTCTCTTAGAGCAATCTTCGTACTTACTAAGTACCCCTATCTCCCACTCTAGTCTAGCGGGATCAATGGCTGGGGTTGGAGGCGGCGGCAGGGGTGGA